ATTAGGTGGTGCAGTTGGATATGGTAGTGCAAGTCTGAAGAATGCTTATCAAGCACGTAAAGCTGGGCAAGTTGATACTCAGATTCCTTCTGCACCTCAAGCACAACTATCTGCGGCTCAACCAGTTCCACGACCACAACCTATACAAAATGGCGTAATAACAACTCCTGCCCCTACAAATCAGCAGACTATTGATACGACAGCTATCACTGTACCTAATGCAAGTGGTAAAACTCAATCTGGCAATTCTCAGCCATACCCTTTAGCTAATCAAAATACTCAAGGTGTTGGTCAAGAGCAAAATTCCCAACTATCTCAACTACGACGACCAGATGTACGGTTAAAGAAATATCCACAAGGACAGTATAGAAACGGCAATTTACCTTCCCAGTCAAACGATTTTAGTAAAAGTGATTCACCATTTGCTAATTTCAAAGTACGGCGTTACAACGGCTTCGTTTATTAGTTATCCCATTGAATCCCACAATGACTCACTAATATCCACCCACTGCCCATCCGATAACGAATCCCACAGATAGCTTGCAATTACTATTAGGGAGCTACTAAATAACAAACTCGAATTTGTTTCTAAGTTTCGGACTTTTATGGGCAAATTGAATTTAATTCGGGGTGCAGAAAAGAGTGAGCTTGCCAATTCTAGTTTACTCTCTGTCGTCAGCAGTAGTTTGTCAAATTTTAGCTCTGATTGTGGAATATAATCCGATACCCGTCTCCCAAGCTCTAATAGATGCACATTTTCAATAGCTGGCACAAAAAGAAGGAAATTAAGTAGTTCTCCGCCAAACCCCTCACCTAAAACGAACGATGACAAATTCGGCAGCATATATCCAGCATCAAGCTTGGTGTTTTGTTGAAAATCAGCTAAATTTATCGATGTGTTGCTCACTCCAGCAACAACATCATGAGAAAGTAGGCATACTTGAGTAGTCTCAAGGTCGCCAAGAGTTAGTTCACGGTCAGCTACGTTCAGTCTTGAGTAATTTTGATTAAAGTTGGTAGCTGTGTAGTCAATTTCCAACAGTTTTGGTAGGTTTGGGTTAGTTTTACCAACTTTTAGTAATGAGTTGTTAGAATTTTTCGACACAATGAGTAAAGAGTAGCTGGGTGCATCAAAGATGATGTCTGAGACGCGAGGAGAGAGTTTCTGAGTAGAAGTAAAGGTTATGCCCTCAGAACCACGTACAGGAAAGTTTAGTGCGCCTGTAGAGATGAAGTCATAATTTGTGTTGCCAGTAAGATTTAGCTGAGTAAAAGTGCTACCTGAAATTGATGAGTAACTAGGATTAGTGAAATCTAAATAGCTACGGCATGGAAGTGAATTTATGCCTATATAGTCCAGTGATAAGGTCATGTGTTAATGTTGTTTTATCTATATTTTAGTTTATATGACTGTTTATCTTGGTAATGATGTTGGTTACAGGTCTAGCGGCTTTGCAATTGTAAATGCAGAAAAAGAAAAGTTACAATTACTTTATGCTGAAAATTTCTACACAGACAAAAACGACACTTTACCACAAAATCTTGCAGATATAGCTGCACACTTTAAAAAAATAGTTAAGCAGTATAAACCAACTGCTTATATTTATGAAAATCCTGTACTAAAAGGAGATATTGGTGCAAAGCTCAACCAATCTATAGGTGTAACTCGTTATTTGGCAAATAAGTACGGATTGGAAGAATTTTCTTATATGCCAACAGAAGTGAAAAAAGCAGTAGCTCATTTTGGAGGTTCTGATAAGCAAAATGTAATAGATGCAGTTGAAAAAGTGTTTCCAGAAAGAAAATTTAATTATAAAGAGAATCACTGTGCAGATGCAGCGGCTTGTATTCTTTGCCACATTTATAAAACAAGTGTAAAATTATAATAGTTAATAAGAATAAAAATGGCTGACACAATAAAACCGCACAAAAAAGGCGATACTTGGGATGGAGTTGAGTTTCACTTCGAGAGTGAAGATAACAACGTATACACTGACATGGACTTAACTGGCTATTCTTTTTCTGCCAAATTCAAGACTAGCCCTCAAGGTTCCGTAATTTGGGAATATAGCACTGTTAATGGTAAAATAACTTGCCCTACTCCTACAAATGGCAAAATATATTTTATGCCAGAAGTTATAAATTATCCCGCTCAGCGCTATATTTTCGGGATAGAGATGACTGCACCTAATGGGAAAGTTACTACAATTACAGACGGCTCTAGTCCGTTAGTTTGGAACATATTACCTGATATAAGTTAATGAGAGTTACAGTAAACCAGACACTGCAAGAGTACAAAGTAACTGCAACTGGAAATACAAATCAGTTTCGTATTGCAGTGTCTGAGTCAGTATCAACTAATATACGAGTTACAGTAGCGCAATTGGGAGTTAGTGGTCTTAGTGCATATGATTTAGCTCTTATAAGTGGTTTTGTAGGTACAAAAGAAGAGTGGCTCGAAAGTCTTCAAGGGCAAGATGCAACTTTAAATAGTTGGATTTATTATGTCAGCACTTGGGATACTCCTCCTGAATTTTTAGAAACAGTTACAGATGGGTCAATCTATCGTTATACGCAAAATGCTACAATTAGGTATAGATTTGTTCCTTCGCCTTATGTGTCTTCTCAAGATGCTTTTTACAGCACTTACAATAGTCCAAATTTAAGCGGTTTAATAGTTTCAAGATAATGAGTAAATCAAATACTTACGAAAACGATTTAATGTTATTCACTTTCAATGCTACTGCAATTGGTGGTATTGGCGGTAACTTATTCGTTTCTTTACATAATGCAGATGTCGGAGAAGCAGGGGTTCAAACTACTTCTGAAATTTCTTATACAGGATATGCAAGAGTTAGTGTACCCAGAGACAACACTGGATGGACTGTAGTAGATAATAATTCAGTTAATGCTGCACAAATTACTTTTGGTAATTGTACTGGAGGCACTGCTACAGCAACTCACTGGGCTATAGGTACAGCTTCTAGTGGGACTGGAAAAGTACTTTATAAAGGAGCGTTAAACTCTTCTTTATCTATTTCAGAAAATATTCAGCCAATTATCGGTGCTGGCGCTCTAAGTATTTCAGAGGATTAAAAAATGGGTTTTTCGAGTATTGATGCACTTGTAAATGCTATTACAGTAAATAATAGTATTCAAAAATTAGGCTTTAATAAAACAATTCAGACAGGAGCAACTTCTGCGGCTGGCAGATGGCACGAACTTCTTACGGCAGGTGGTACTGGCGGTCAGATGGTATTAACTGGAACAGCAGGTACTGGAATTGTACGAAATCGTTCAAGTGTTGGAGCTTTGCCTCTTAATGCCGACGTAGCAGCCCTTACCCGACATTTGTTGTCTATGACAGCAGTTACAGCTTCAGCTACAGCAGTTCCCTCTTATTTACTACTAACAGATATTATTCATATCTATCCTTCATTAGCTTTAACTGGCGCTCCGAGTACTTTATCTAACCATCCAGTCTGGACAGGTACGGGTAGCACTAGAATGACTAATGCCAATGGTGTAGAGGCTTCTCTTATTGTTACTACAGCAACAACTGCTGGTAATGGTCAAGTTACTTTGACATATACTAACGAAGCAGGAACGGCGGGGAGAACTACAACAGCACCTGCGGGTTCTCTTTTTGCACCTGCCACAGCAACTCCAGTTGGAGCTTGTTATGGTCAAACAAATGCAGCAGTTACAGTTGGTGGTCTTTACCATCCGAAACAAGCTGGGGATTTAGGTGTTCAGTCAGTGCAATCTTACGTTATCAATACAGGAGCAACATCTGGTGTAGGATGTTTAGTTTTACATAGACCTATTGCATACATTCCTTTAGTTGCTGCTAACGTAGCAGGGGAAAGAGATTTCCTTAATCAAATCCCTTCACTACCACGAATTTTTGATGATTCTTGTTTAGGTATGTTTATTCAAGTTGGCGGAGCATTGACTTCTGGTAGCGTAGTTTTTGGAGAAATTCAATATGCTTGGAACTAGCTTGAAGATTCCTGTCCCATCCCCTCCGTACAATGAAGGTACTGTAGTAGGTTTTGAAATTGTTGATGGTAGATTTATCAGAATCAATAGTCAAAAAGAAGCTTTGGATTTAATAGTTGCTCTACAAATTATTGCAGATAACTGGAGCATAAATGCTGAGGAATAATGGAGTTACAAGTAATGGATTAAGATTTGTTGGAGGAGGTTCATTTTCTTCTTCTCTAAACTCTAGGGGTGATGTTGGTCGGTCAATGGCTAATAGAATAGCCTTTGGCGCTACTACTTCTTATCCTGTTGGGTATTATGGAAGCGCTTTAAAACTTCCATTTTCAATAGGTCAAATAGCTAGTACTTTTAGAACATTTGGTTCGTCTACGACAACAGGTTCAATTCAAGCTGTAGGGTCTATTGCTGGTTCAGTAGATTTGACTGGTTTAATTACAACTTCAAGTTTTTTAATTGCAGGAAGCTTGAAATCAGGGACAGCTAACGGTGTTGCAACTTGTAATACCTTAACTTTATTTGGAAGGGGAGTTATAGGTGCAACTTTAAATATAGGATTTAAACCTTCTGCCTATGATATTGCTCAAGAAGTTTGGGGGGCTATAGCTTCGCTCAACAATGTAATAGGGACAATGGGCGAAGTTCTAAACAGTGCTACGGGAGGAGGCGGAGGAGGGGCAAGTGCTTCTAGTATTGCCACTGCCGTTTGGGATAGGTTATTATCTGGTCATATAATCAGTGGAAGTGCGGGTAAAGCTTTGGCAGATGCAGGTGGAGGTAGTTCTCCTGCAACTATTGCCACTGCGGTTAGAACCGAGCTTTCTACAGAGTTAGGTAGAATTGATACAACTGTTTCTAGTCGTTTAGCAAGTGCTGGTTATACAGCTCCAGATAACTTAACAATTTCGACTATTAATACTAAGTTAGGGACTCCTGCGACTTCTGTTAGTGCAGACATTGCAAGCAGAGCTTCTCAAACAAGTGTTAATGCAATTCCAACAACAACACTTCTTACAACAGATTTAAGACTTGATAATCTCGATACTACGGTAAGTAGTAGACTAGCAACTGCAAGTTATTCTGCTCCAATACCTGCTTCCACTATAGCCACTCAAGTACGAACTGAATTAGGTACAGAATTATCTCGAATTGACACAACTATTTCAAGTCGTAACGCAGTAACTCCACCTACTGTCACGCAAATTAGGACTGAACTAGATACTAACTCTACTAAGCTAGATGTTGCAATTAGCACAAGATTATCTGAAGTAACTTACACTATACCTCCTACAGTCTCTCAAGTAGCTTCTCAAGTTAGAACAGAAATATCAACAGAACTTGGTAGAATAGATGCTGCAATTTCAACTCGTCTAGCTTCTGGAGGATATACAGCCCCCGATAATGCGACAATATCAGCTATAAATACTAAACTGGGAACACCTAGCGTGTCTGTTAGTACAGATATTGCGACTAGAGCTTCACAAGCAAGTGTAAGTGCAATACCAACCACAACATTACTTTCCTCAGACGCTAGACTAAATAATCTTGATGCTGCTATATCTACTAGACTCGCAACTGCTAGCTACACTGCCCCTGCTTCTGCTGCTACGGTAGCTTCTCAAGTCAGAACTGAATTAACTGCCGAGTTGGGAAGACTTGACGTAGCGACCTCAACTAGGGCTAGCCAATCAAGTGTTAACTCCATACCCACTACGACCTTACTATCTAGTGACAGTAGACTTGATAATTTAGATGCAACTATTTCAAGCAGGTTAGCTAGTGCCTCTTATACAATACCCCCATCTGTTTCTGCTATTCGTTCAGAAATAGATAGCAATTCAACAAAACTAGATGTAGCTATCAGCACAAGGTTAGCATCAGTAAAATTACTGCTATACCTTCAAATCCGTTACTAACTACAGATAGCAGATTAGATAATTTAGATACCGCAATATCTAGCAGACTAGCCACTAGCAGTTATACTGCTCCTATTAGTGCCACTACAATTGCAAATGCTGTTTGGACTGCTGTAACTAGAAGTTTAAATGTTGATGTGACAATAAGCACAGCCCAAGTGACAGCAATAGCAACAGGCGTAGAAGCAGCCATCATAAATGAAGGCGATAGTCAACAAGTAATAGCAGCTATTGTTGCAGCTATTGGTAATACAAACATAACATCTGGAGTAATTGCATCAGCAGTTAGGTCAGAGTTGGCTACTGAACTAGCTAGAATTGATGTAGCAACTTCTACAAGATTAGCTTCATCTGGATATGTAGCTCCAAATAATTCTGCTATTGTTTCTATACTTGAAGATACTAGTGAACTTCAAACTAATCAAGGTCAGTGGGTAACTGCAACAGGATTTGCTACACCAACTAATGTAAGTAATGCTCAAACAGCTATAATAAGTGAGATTAATGCTAACGAAACTAAATTAGATAGTATTAAAGCTAAAACAGACGTATTAGTTAATACAAATTTATCAGATATTGAAGCTGATTTAGTTATTATTAATGAAGGTGTTAAAAAAGCTAGTTTATTAGTACCACACTCAGAGGATTTATAATTGGATACTTTTCAAAAGCAGTTACTAAGTGGGTCTACGTCAGGAATTGGTATTCCTATCAATGCCACAACTTCAGGTTCAGCTAACACGATTCACACGGCTCACCCGACAAATTTGCACGAATGTTGGGTCGCATTTTGCAATAATAGTGCGAATGATGTACTTGTAACTCTTGCAATTGGCGGGACTGGTTCAACTAATTTAATTCCTGTTACTATTCCTGCTGGCAGAGGACTTGTGCCTGTGATAAATGGCTTAGTCTATACAGGCTCGGTAGTTATAAAAGCTTGGGCTGCAACTACTGGAGCTATTGTTGCGTATGGATTTGTTAATGAGATTGTAACTATCTAATGTTCCCCAGACATACCTATTCTCCTGAACTTATCCAACTAACTGAAGTAGAGCAGAATTATTTTCCTACTACTCTAGACGTATACGATAGCAGCACGACTTCATATACAGCATCCTCGACAAATTACTCAACCGTCACAAACAAATACGATTTCTCATTCTTTGGGCAATTTTATCCCTCTGGAGTCATAAATCAGACTTTATTCACTGTAGGGGATATTTTTGACTTTGCAATCGTCTCTGGTGTGCTAGTAATCAAGCGTCAGATAGCTTCGGGCATCTTTGAAACTATAAGTACTGGACTAACCTTTACTACGCTCACATGGGCGCTGCTGCGCGTTGTCAGAAAAGGAAATGTGCTGAGTATCAAGGTAAACGAGTCGGCGGCAACTCTCACTTTCAACTACAAGATTCAGTCTGGCACTTTCAAGGTCGGCAACTTTACTGGAGATGTCGAAAATATTGGATACAAGTCTGTGGCATTGCCTTGGCTTTTATCAATAAATGCAGATGTTTTTGCTAGCACCTTGGTTGACTATAAGCCGAGTGACAACCAAATCTGCTATCTAAAATATGCTGATGAGATTGGTAACTTTACAAAACCAACTGACACGACCACAAATGATTACAAAACACAGACGAAGCTAGTGACACCCAATTCTTTCGTCATACAAAGCGCTCGACCCCTCACATCAAGTTTTACAGTCGAGCTACGTTTTTTATCAGCTAATATCGGTGCAAATGTAGAACTACTAAGCTATTGGGACTCACCTAACCTTAGTTTTTTTGTGAGAAAACTAGACAATCTACTTAAATTTGGCAGACTAAACTCAAGTGCTATTAATTTGCAAGATATTGGCACTTTTGACCCCTCAGAGCCTATTCAAGTACTTCGCCTAGAGTTTAACCAGTACACGGTAAAAGTGTGGCTAAACGGGGTACTAAAGCTCACTACTACGTTACAAATAAAAATACCTAGCTACAAGTTTCGGTTTAATTCAAGTAAATATCAAGCGCCTACAGGCAATTTCAGTTTAATTTCTTTTTCTGTCTGGGAAAGGGTCACTAACCTCGACCAATATTTTCCTCAAATTGACCCAATTTTACCCCAAGCTAAGGTCGAGCAATTTTACCCGATTAAGTTCAGGAACAAAACGTCTTCAACTTTTCAGGGGATTTTTTCTAGGCGAATTTTTTCTATTTCTGGTGCAACTTCTGTCGCCCCAAATTCAACAACAACTTATACAATTACTCAGACTGGGGTATACTCTAATTTCACAACTTATTTTTTAGATTTATTAATTCCATCCAACTCTGATTGGCAAGTGGGTGATGTTGGATTAAATGTCAGTAATGTTTCTGTAGCTCCAAATTCATTGACGACAACTTTCCAGCTAGTTCTTAGTAATTTTGCAGTGCGTCCAGCTAGAAAACCAATCACTATAAGAGTTTCAAATGGTACTTATTATCAAGATTACTTGGTTGACCTTAATGAATCCCGCAGTTTTGGTATCACAAATATTTCTGGGTATCTTGATGGATACTTTGCAAAATCAAGTGTAACTAGCGGCACAATACCAAATCTCACTGCAACAGCCAATGCAACAACAAGCGCGACATTGGAAACTTCGCTTCTATACGGCAAGACATACAACATCGCAAGCTCAGGGCAGAAAATAAATTTATCATCTCCAGTGGTCGGTGTCCGCACCTTATTTTTTGTTTATCGGGAATTAGCAGCAAAATCGTATCGTAAATATGTTGGCTCAGCTTCTGGATATACCTTTAATGGCGGCTCAGGCACTCAGTTGGTCGGCGCACTTCAATTTAATGAAGGTGATTTTGTAAAAGTAGCTACGCAGTCTGGTCGCTTTAGTAAAGTGGCAATTTCGGAAGATGAAAGTAATTTGGTCTATATTGATGACTTGGCAAACACAGTCAAAGTAGTACGAAGAATCTCTGGTGTGTGGCGATTTGATTCTGCGGTAACTTTGCCACTGACTTCAGGTGACGCTGCTGCTCTAGCTAATGCCTCGCTTCAAATAAATAGCACTGGAGATTTGATTTGTATTGGTGTTAAGAATAGCAACTTGGGTGAAGGTCGCGTACTTCACTTCACTCGGACTGGTGTAGCTACTTGGACATCTAGCCTTAATTTAGGTCAAACCAGTCCTCTACCTTATATCGATGGTTTTGGACTTTCTGCTACCGTAAATGATTACGATACCAAATTATTAGTATCAGTTCAGGATAGTAATCGCATCTACCAATTCCAAAAAAATGCTGGTATCTACAATACAACTCCTAGTAACGTCTTCAACTTTTTTGGGAAAAAAATTCTGGGTAATTTTTCTTTGTCACGTTGGGCGGCGATGGACAATTCGGGAAATGTGAGGGTTTTTGACTCAGATACACTCACACAAACGATTACAGGCGCAGACTTGGACTTCGCCCTGAAGGGTGATTACTTGGCGACCGCCAACTTCTCTAACGAAGTGAAAATTTGGAAATACGAAACTGGTACTTGGACAGTCATCAAAACCATCACAAGCGCGACCACTAATTTTGGATACTCGTTGTCATTCAATTCTGCCTATGACTTGCTGGTGGGTAGCCCAAATGAAAGTACTTCTTTTCTGTACTCTTTTTCTGACAACTGGACTACCCCGAAAAGTTTCGTTAGTACTGGACTATATGGGTATACGAATGCTCTAACGGCTGATAGTGTCCTGATAAGCAACTACACAGACCAACTAGAGTTTTATAGTAGCGATGGAGCTAGTATTCCTCAGATAATTACAGATGTGAGGCAAAAAAAAGCGTCTGTGACTCTAAGTACAAACTTAGATAACACAGACGCTCAGGTATTGGTGTTTAGTTCAAGCAGCGCGTTGACGGTTGACAGCATCGCTACAGATATTCAGGGACTTTTCTTGGGCTGCTTGATGTATAACAGACAGCTTACTACGGCTGAGATTCAGGGGATTGAGACAAATATTCATGAATATCTTGGGTTGGCGGAGAGGTCACTTTACTCCTAGACTACTCTTCAAAATATCAATCTGAACTTGCTCAATAGTTTTAGTGTTAGGAGTCTTAGGTAGACGAGTATTTTGCTTAGCTTCTTCGAGTTTTAGTAGAAGAGCATCCACATTTTGTTTTACATCATCATAATCTACATTACCATTTCGGATTGACTTAATATACTCTGCATCTCCTACAAGTCTTCTGTCAGGCTGAATACCTTCGCCAGATAAAATTTCAATACCAGTTTGTAACAATCGATAGCAGTGACCCAGATGTTTTCCATCGTAGCCACATTTTGCTTCTACCTCTGCTCTTTTGGAGTTGCGGTTGTTTTTCCAAGACTGATAAGCTTCATACTCTTGTAGAGCAGTCCTATATGCTTGAGTACCTCTTAAAAGAGTCATAAAATCATTGGTTGCTCTTGTATAGTACTGAACACAGTCTAGTACTTCTTCTGGCAACTTCCTCTCTTTTAGTAAACCTTTTAATTCAATTTTTTCTAGTAGCTCTACAGTGGTTTCATGGTACTGAGCAGCATCTTTAATCAAAGTGTATAAGAACTCAAGAAAAGCGTGTAACTGCTCTTTTCTCAAAGGATTCTCGTCAAGTCCAAAGTCTTTAGGGTTTGGAGGCACAGAAAAGAAATTAGGGTCTTTTTTGTACTTGAGTAGCCATTTCCTATGTGTGTCAACCTTACGAATTTGAGCGTGAGCGTAACCTGAATAGCTGTAATAAACTTTCTGGGACAAGAATGAATCTCGAATAGCAATCAGTTGCTTTGCCGCCCCACTACACACAATATAATTTTTAGGGTCAACATAAAGAACCTCTAGAATATTAGGGTTGTTCAAAGTCGCCAGATGGCAAAATTTTTTCAGATTATAAATGACACTATCTGTACCTGTCAGTATAGGAAATACGCAGGTTGGCTCATTAAAGCTATCTAGCTGCTCAAATGTCTTAGTGCCAATGAAATAGTCTATGGAAGGAATACAGATACCTTTGTAATCGTAATCACTATCCTCATTCTCAATACCGTACAATCTAGACCCAGTAAGGCTTAATAGAATTGTATTTTGTTCTGCTTGGATTCTTTTCATAATTTACTCATAGCTCTCAGGGTCAAGGTCTTCAGCAGTGATTTCTCTGCATCCGATGTAGCAGATGCAAATGTCGTCTTTACTTATCACAGTCTCACCCATGACATCAAGTTTTGAGTCTCTCAGTACATCAGCGACGAAAAGTATTCTACCCATGTTGATTGCATCTTGCTCGGTTTCATCTGGCTCATCGAGCAGAACTGTGTAGATATTGTTGTACGTGTCCTCGCTATTTCTAATTTCAGCGTAGACTGCCACAACGTAGATTCTGTTTTTAGGTTCCATGATTATCCATTATTGGTGGAATGATTAGTTCATTATAAGGATTAGCAAAAAATTCCCAGTTGGGTTTGTATCTATACTTTGCAATTTCTTGTTTGAAAATCGTATCTAATTTCTTGGGGTGAAGAATACTCATTTGCTGTACCAAAAATACCCGTTAATTTGCCACCAGATAAATCTAAGGGTAAAATAGCAGTAGCTATCTCTATTACCAAATCTAGGGCATATCTCAAACTGAAACAGAGGAATAAAAATCACTCCTCCAAGCTTCCAAGGTCTATGCCATACAACACTACGCTCAACTCCATCACGACATTTATGTTTACCGCGAAAAAAGTCAACGGGGAAGACTGTGACGAATCGATGTTTGATGCGGGAGTCACGTTTCATTAGTATTCTTTATCTCCGCGCTTTTGAATGATTTCGATTTGGTCGTATCCTGAATATTGAAACTTGAAGATAGTTGATACAATGTCTTGCGCGGTAAACACATTCTCTTCAACCACGTCTTTAGGGAACCATAATAACCACAGAAGCCAATCTTTTAGGGTAGATTTCCTTCTTCTGCCTGTTACAGTGTAGTAGATTTGTTGTGTGTATTCAGCCATATCACACCTTAATTGCTACTTCATATTCTGGTTCAGGAGATTTCAATGCAGCAACACGTTGTTTGAAGTCAAACTCCATCATCAAGATTTCATCACTGATTTGCAGTGCTAGAATCTGTTGTTGCAAAGCTTCGATTTGCTCTTTCAGCTTTAGAATTTCACCTTCGTTGGATGCAATGTGGTCTGTGATTGCGTCATCGATAGTTTCTCTCAGTTGAATTAGCTCATCGGTCAACACGACTTTGCTAGCTTTGCGCTTGACCTGAATGCTGCTCTTGCCAAGCTTCGCGATTGTGCCAGTTTTTGCGGTGTCAAAGCGTTTAGTGAACAGTTGGGTTACTTTTACCTTTACGTCCTTCAACTCGGCTTGGACGCTCTTTTCTTGACTGCTCAAGTTGATTGCAGAAAGGAGCAACTCATTCTCTTCAGGCGAAAGTTCGGTAGTGGTGTTAGAGACAGCGAGAATTTGTGGTGCGGTCATATTAGTTACCAAAGTAAAGTTTCAATGCAATGTAGCCAAGAAGTGCAGGGATGACGAGCGCCATCATGAGTGGCAAAATTAGGTGAGAGAACATATTAACTCTTAAACCTTTCAACTACACCGTCAACAAGCAGAGACAGAAAAAATAGTATGAGGCAGACTGTAATAATTGCAAGCAGGGATAGTAAAAGGTAAGTGACCAAGTTAAGCAGTAGTGTCAGCATTAGCGCCTCGAATCACAACAAACCAATACTAAGCGTCAATTCTCTTTTCTGCATCTGTCTCAGGGCTGATTAGTTGCCTCAGTGTTTCTTCATCTTCTGGGGCAAAGTCGATACACAATTGATGCTGCTCGTTAAGTACATCGGTAAAGTCGAAAAGATATGCTTCAGCAGCAAAGAAATAATTGAGCCTCACTAAATTACGGTAAGGTTCCCCGATGTTAGTTAGTTGTACACTCTTAGGAATAATTTGTCTTACAACACCTTCACTGATAAGATACACTTTATCGTCGATTTTGAAGACAGATTGTGGGTCATCGAAGCGGAGTGAGGGATGGTCGCGGAAATTTGTGAGTACTTTGTTCATGGTTTTTTAAAGTATTTGACTCGGTTTGAAGGGTAAGTCCTCAGTGTGTAACCATTACCTAAAAGTAAATCTGAAATTTCTTCTTTTGACCAGTTTAAGCTAGGTATGGCTTTCTTGATATCTGCCGTAGTGAATAATCTGTTGAAACTATAGGCAACATTCAAAATAGAGATATCCACTGAATCATTTGTAGACATCATTTTCCAGTCGTAAGCTTTTAATATCGCCTCTGACATTGTTTTGAAAGATACATCCTTGCAACCGAACGTTTTCATGAGTTCGGCAGTAATTTTGTTGTAAGCACGACGAATTACATTGTTGGCAGAACTACCCTTGTACAGAACTTGTACAGTATCTTGCTCATCATCCTCCACAATCTCAAAATCTTCTAAAATATGTGGGTTAGCTAAAAAGTATCTAGCTATGTTTGGCGCTGTTAGTCGTTGGGTATTTTCAACTGTCTGTTGTAGCTTATCTAATGATTTTTGTAACCCTGCAATCGTTGGTAGGATAGCCATAGAGACTTCCCTGCCTTGCTCAAGAGTTATAGAGGTAGTTTCGGAAAACACTAGCGCTGCCATTTCTACATCTGGTGGTCTTTTTAATATTGCCTTATCTAAGTTGTTCATGTCAAGTATTATTGTACTTAACTTATTGTACACCATACTCTTGTACAAATATTGTAAATTCCTAGATAATCTTGTACAAACTTCTATAATCAGTAAGGCTTCCAAGGTCTGTACAAGGATTTCCTATATTATTGTTATTATTATTCAGGATAAATCTTCACAGCCCATCGGCGCTTGAGATACTACCAGCTTCGATTTGGTATTTCAATCTTGTGTAAATTCTTGGAAACCCACTCTTTATAGTGTTCCTCCCAATAGTCAGTAATAGCTCTCTCTGCTTCTCGTTGTGAGTCGTAAGGTTTCTCGCAAAGAATACCTGTACGTTTGTGAATCACGTACCAATATGAAGTTTGTACCCAATCTGGTGCATCTTTCTCGCGTCCATCATAACGGGGAGCTATTTTGTAATATTTCTCTACATGGTGCATTGCAATTCTGAAAGGACATGACTTGATGTATTCTTCTTTCCTAACATCCTCCGAAGTTCGACCAGCAGTATAAAATTCCCGACTTGGCAATTCAGGCTCTACCCAAGACTCGGTAGCTTCGTATAGAGATTCAATCCAACTGCGTAATAATTTTTTCATGTTAAGCAACATCCTCTAGGTACGGATTCCGAACAGTAATAACAGTTTCCTCGTCAGTAATCTCAGACTCAAGTGCAGGATAGCCTGATGTATCTCTTGTGTACACAACATCGTTACCCTCTTTATCAAATACAGTCTTCCACAAAATCGATGGATAGCTGCCCCAATCAGAACCAGAGTAGTCAGTATCTAAGTCCGTGAGGTAAGAAATCTCAACGATATCAGGATTGAGTAACCACCACTTTTTACGCATCAGCTTCACGTAATTCTCGTTGTTTTCTTTCTGTTGCTGGTTGAGGTATTCGGTAACAGCGCAGTTTTTATTCAGTTCTTCGTAAATAGATTCTAATGTGTCTGGCATGGTATCGCCTCAATTTATTTAGCCATTTTATATACGTTGTAGCAGTTTTGCAATACTCCGATGGTAAGATATAACAATGACTACCCTTTTCAGCACTTGCGTTGACATCACAGAAAAAGTAATACGAGAACAACCAATTACATCGGCTGCTCTCCCTATAGCAGCAACCATTCTCGACAATACGAATACCAACATCACCTCAACACTGTTTGGTATCTCAGCGCTACCATTAGACGCAAGCTACTGGGACGTGACAGATAATTCAGTACAAAATGAAAATGATATCAACTTCGGAGAGGCGATAGCCGACTATGCAGACCCCATTTTCCTCCGTCTTACTACCTCTGACGGCATTGTTTTTGATACTGTTGCACTTGATGTCACCATAGAGACTGGCTCAGAATTGACTCTCTACGCAGACACAGGTGTAACACTGACACTGGACTTCGGCACAGCCAAGCTAAGCAACGCGATACTCAACTTACTTTTTAAGGGAACAAACACTTTTCCCAGCTCACTAAGCGCCAAATATTACGACAACAGTGGTACATTACAAGCAACCATTAGCTTGACAGCAGCTAAGTGGTCAGAACGTGAAATTGGTACACTTGGCGAGATATTTTTCGAGTACGGTAACACGCAGACTTTACCGAGTATCAACAGCACAATAAATCTTGCGAGAATTACAGATGCAAGTAACAATATTTGGTTCGAGGCAGATATAGCTATACCCACGACGCTAAAGCCAAGTTCAGTTATCTACTCCAATAGCCTTGTTTTGCGCGTCAGCGACCCAGAGATAAATTTGGCGACATATACTTCACCAAGCAACAGTTCGAGCCTCCTACACTTAGATTTCAATGGTAGGTTAAGTGACCAGAGCAGCAATTCAAAAATATCCTCAATGGTAGGTATTGAATATGAGTCAGAAAATAAGTTGTTTGGGACGGAGTGTCTTATTTGTGGCTCAACTACCAATGTGCAGTATGAAGGTGTGGTTTTTCCTAATGAGTTCACACTGAATACTTTTGTGTATTTTACACAAGCTACGAATGGTAGACTTATTATTTTCACGGAGAAAGCTGGAATTTTCAAGTTAGCTAAGACAATTTCAAATAATCTTGAGGTAAGTGTAAATGGCAGCATATTAATTTCAGTACCTTGGACTCCAGTTATCCATCAGTGGAATCATGTATGGATACAGAAGAGTTCTTCTGAAGTAAAACTCAGAGTAAATTCAGGAGACATTGACACTAGTACAGCCTATACAACTGCCACAGCCACAAATAGTAATGCCTTCATTATAGCCAGCAATATTTTAGGTTTATGTAATGGTGTTTATCTTGAAGATGGTACTCCAACCTTTCAACCCTTCGTACAACCTTTACCTAAACGTAGATACGATTTTAGCAATATCAGTTTTTGGGAGTGGATAAATCTAGAATTTCCTCAATTAAAATTGTACTTCTAGGATGCCCTGATTTTTCCTCTTCTGTAGCGTATCGCCAATCAACCCATCTTAGTCTGGTATTTTTTACTCTATCCATTATAGTTTGACGATTCACTTTCTCTACTTTAGCTGCTATTGCTACGCATCCGTAGTACTTGCCGTTTATCACTATTGCTATGCTCCGACAATGTTCAGCACCTACATTAACACCTTTAAGACTATTGCTGAGTTTAGCTCTAGTTTCTTCCGATACTATCTTACCTCTATGTGCAGCACTGACTTTTGCTTTGTGTTCGTCAGTTAATTTTCTGCCTAGAGTGTGTTTATTCCCTTTATTTGCAGCACTAATTTTTGCTCTGGATTCTGCTGTTAGAACTCTTGTTCTGTTTGCCTCCCCTATCCTAGCTCTCGCCTCCTCACTTAGTTCCCTACCTTTACCTGCCGCACTAATTTTTGCCTTAGTTTCTTCGCTAAGTTTTTTACCGAGCATATGTTTGTTACCTTTATTTTTTGCTCCAATTTTAGCTTTTGTCTCTTCGCTATGTACTTTCCCTTTATTGGAAGCGCTAAGTTTTAATCGGGTTTCGATACTCTTTACCCTGCCTTTATTGGCAGCCCCTATTTTTGCTCTATGTTCTTTGGTAAAAATAAGTCCCTTACCCCCCATTCCCCCTACTTTCATGTTATAGGTATCTGGACGATTAACAAATTCTTGAGTAACCATAACTTCTTCAGCTAAGTAAGCATCTTCGGCACAGTTAAACTCTGCTAGGGTAACTCTGGTGAAATTTTCCCTGCCATGTTTTTTAATGGCTGGTTTCAAAGCATCACCACTTCCAAGATAATTTTTAGACCTGTAAGTGTCGGTAAGTTTGTGTACACCAACATAAATTTTATGATTTAACAAATTTTCGGTACGGTACAAAATCCACGTTTCCTTATCTTCTGTCATTGCACGTAATCACTTTTTAATGTATAATGTGATTATAACATATCGTATACAGATTATGAGTATTGACAAAAGCAAGAGATTTAACGCAAACTTATCAGAAAAAAGACTCGAAAAACTTAGAAAGTACTCTGAGTCTAAGGATAAGAAAATGACCGCAGTTCTAGAAGACTGGATTGATTCCCTCCCCGAAACAACAGTATAATAAAACTACCCCTAGAGAAATAACATGGAAACCGACCTAAATCCTATCATTGAAAATCAAATAAAGCTGATAGCGAAAGCCCAAAATTTAGCACTCATTGAATTAAACGAGAAGACTAGCGAAATGGTAGAAACTCACTTAAATCTCTTGTTTGAACTCTATGACATTGCAGAGATTTTTTGGGATGACGATGGAGAGGATGATGCACCTGTAGATGCACCAACCCCTACTCCAGAAGACTCTAAGCGTTACTAGACTGCCTTAGTTCATGCTCTGCGAGAAGGAAACGTTTACAAAGTCCCGACCTTACGACATCCGAAATTTGGAAGTCCACTCTTTTGAAATCCTCTTCCATAGATGAGAGAATCTTCAAGAACTTTAAGACCCCTTCCTTCTCATCATCGTACTTGAAATCTGATTGCCAAAAATCCCCTGAAAATATAATCCTTGAACCTTCACCTACACGAGTTATTACTGAAGATAATTCGTGAAAATTTAAGTTTTGAAACTCATCAACCACGATAATCGAGTTTGCGATGGTAAGACCTCTTACAAAAGATGTACTTTTGAACTCTACAGTCTTCTCTTTTTTCAGTACATCGTAAGGATTAGGGATTGTAGGTAAAAGTTCTGCGAAAATTGCACGATATATATCTTCGTAGGGGAGCTGCTTCTCTTCTAGTGAACCCTTAAGAAAGCCTTGATTACGGGTAGGTACAGTCGAACGGAAGATTATCACTTTTTCATACTTACGGAGCAAGAATGACTTGAGAGCAAGAAAAAGCGCAAGAAAGGATTTACCTGAACCTGCGCTTCCGCTTAGTATTAGATTGTAGTTCTCACCCCAATAATCAAAAACGCGAGTTTGATTTTCAGTAAGTGGCTTAACTGTGAGTAGCTTTGAGATATCGAATAGAGCAGTGGATGATTGGTTTTGTCGTTTAGCCAAAATCTTCGCCTGTTGCTAGGTTTTAATGATTCTAGCACCTCTAGCCATACTTAAGCAGTTCAGCTAGCTTTTCAGTTGGGGGCGTTTTATATACTTCAGTCCGATACCCCGTATCTCTAACCCAACACACTAGGTCAGTATAACTCCAAAAGAATAGACGTTCTTGGATAACGTAGTAACCCTCATACTGATAACCCATTATTCTTGTTTTACAACAATTTTTAGGCTTTCTCATCAATGTGCCTGTGATGTTATTAATTGCAAAATTTCGTCAAGCGCCTCATCTCTCAAGTTATTTCCAAATTTATAATCAGAGACTATAGCTTGAATTTGTTTGATTTTTGATGCACGTTCTTTTTGCCTTTTAGTGATAGTTTTATAAGACTCTTCGCCTACTTTTAGTGTTTTTGTTAGCATATTAAATTGCTGCGAGTGCTTTAATAAGTTCGGCACGTTCAGTTGTTTTGTAGTTCTGCAATGCTGAGCGAGTCTTTTCAAACTCAACATTTGGATAACAATAGCAAACATCACCAAGCATATCCACTTGAAAAAACATACCCTCATCTCGCGAGGGGTAAATGCTGCCTATAGCTACAATATGCTCAAGTACAAGAACCCTACCATCTTGGAGTATATATAAGTGTCTAGTATTCATTGGCTTTGCTCGTGATTAACCACTCAATATTACCTGCAACCTCTTTTCTATGAATCCCTCTAGAGGTATAATAATGAGATGAGCAGACCACCTCGCAACGGCTATACGATAAACAGTGATTTAGAGCTTTCGGCACTAGATTCCTTGTTATTACCTGCAAATACGCCTTTAATTAATTTTGACCGCAAATGTTGGGGAATCTTTACAGAGGCGGCTAACAGTCTCAATGCATCTTCTGGCTTCGAGTACATTCCCCAGAACAGTATTAACGCATACGACTTGACCTCAATAAATATCTCAACCGACACATACTCACTTGACCTAGCTAGCGTCACACAGTACATCAGCATCACCCTAGCTGCCAACACTACACTTACAATCCTCAATGCTGGCAAGTACACAAAATACTATATCGAGCTTATCTCAAACGGTCACATAATCAAGAATTTCACTGATATTTTTGCGCTACCCAAACAATATAGTCTAGTAACACTGCTCACGGCATATTTTGGAAAGCAAGTCTTAGAACTGCAATACATCAATAAACTCTACGCAAATATCGACTACAGCGACAATATCACTCCTGCTGGCGCAGTCGCTATGGTGCAGAAAATAAATTGGATAGCCCCTTCCAGCGAAGTATTGTATTTGGCGTTCGCATCATCAACAACTACATATACAGGTTCGGGCATCTCAACAATCGGCAATACAATCGGCACTCCGAGCATAGTCAAAGCCCGTCTAATCCTTTCAGGGGGCAGACTTGAGGCGACGAAAACATCGGCAATCGACCTCAACGAAACTGACTTTACCATCTCCTTCTTTTCTGCCAAGATGACCGCAGGGAACTATGGATGTATCTTGGGTAGCCATCGCTCTTCCAGTGCTGGCTTTTATGTGGGTGTAGCGACTGATAGTACCTTGTTTGCTATCTTTGGTAGTAACACGCTCTCTTGTGTCCTTCCAGACGATATAGCCGAGCATAGCGTTGTCATTAATAGAATCGGGCGAGTCTACAAAATATTTATCGATGGAGTCCTGAGCACCCATCTTAAAGCAACTAATAATTTCAACAACAACTCAACCGAGCCACTGTGCATAGGTAGCTTAAAAAATGCAGTAGGAACACCTTCATGGACTTCCCAGAGTTGGCAAGGATATTTGCGCCAACTTACCATTAATACAGCAGCCAGCACTCCTTTTTCTGCCAATGACGTTCCACCCAATGATACACTCACTGCTTCCACTGTTTTGCTACTGAAGTATAACGTCAGCGATGCCGATTTTGCCCAGTACACCCTTTCGCGTAGTTTTACGTCGAATGTTACGGTTCAACCTCTTATCGCGTCAGGACGGCTCAATAAGTACTCGCACATTGGATATACCAACAGCAATTTAGAAATAACTGGCAATGTCACGCTCGAAGCTAAAATATTCAATCCTTCTGGCAATACGCGAGGTGCGATTATTGATGTTGAAGGTGGCTTTACGTGGGGCATCTATGACCTCAAGCTCAGAATTGCTTTCGGCAGCTTTACTTTGGATGGTGTGACTGATATCCCCGATAGCACGATAGTTGATGTGTCTTTTGTAAAATCTGGCACAACTTGTTCTCTATTCTTGAATGGCGAATTAGAAGCAACTGATACAACCAGCGAAGTGATGAATACAAGCTCGTCAAGCTCGGAATTTAGCATCAAGAGGTTGTATAGTCAAGACAGTGCAGTAGCAAATCTTAACACCTCGTTATTCCGCAGTAGAAGTTGGATTGAAATTGCTCAACTAAGAGTCACCAAGACTGCGCGGTACACTGGAGACTATATTCCTGACGTTTTTTACGGAGAATAAACATGGCTCATCCTATCTCTTTTTCTACACTTACTGAAATTCTTAATCTTGATGTTAGTGCGATTCCTCAAAGTTTTGCGGTTGTGTGCATTGAATTGAAGTCTTGGCTCATTTATGATGCAACCTCTGCTGACGCTGTTGTTTCAGGGCAGATATTCGCTCCTACGGTTGGTGCTGGCAGATGGTTCAGGTCAAATAACACTACTAACAAACTAAACACGATTACGAGCGTCACAACCACTTCAGGGACGACCGTAGCCGACTTTACGAGCGTAGAGCAAGTTCGAGTGGTATTCACACAAAACAGCACCATTAACCTACAGACAACGCTGAGAAATGGTGCTGGTAGCTTATTGTTGGATAGGAATAGTGGTGCTTGGACGATTACGGGGTGGGACTCAAGACTGAGATGGGGTTCTTGGGCGACCTTCGCATTTTCAAGTAATTTCGCAATTATCGAGTTTACTTGTATTAACAATCTTATTTATGTGAAGAGTGTCACTCACTATTAAATTTCCTTATACAGCATAAAATTTTGACAGACCAAGGAATATAGTTTGGGGATTTACCTCTTTTCTTAATGATTTTAATAACATCAAAACCTATAGGGTTTACTTTAGATAGTTTTTCAGCATCAATAATAGCTGTATTCTTATCTTTATAGGTGTATTCACAAGGTACACCAGCTTCTTCACAAGTAAGTCCACAAGCATAAGGAGTATTGCCACTCCTAGAAGATTTACGAATTATGTACATGGTTTATGTAACATAAGTGGTTCTGGTAGTTGAAGATACTTTTTAAAAACCTCAGCTTCAGCCCAAGGCAAATATTCGATAGACTCCGTAATTTGCTTACTGTGATGAGTTAGTAATTTGCCATTCATACCCCTGATAATAAATGAGAGATTCCAAGTATTATCAAGTACCATCATTCCCATACCTACATATTTGAAAAACTTGTCTGAAGGGTCAGAGTAGTGGTAATTCCAAAGTTGTAGTTGATGTTCAAAATCTGAAGGTGTTTTATTTTCAAGGGTTGTAATCATTTAATTCCAATCCTCAAATGCTAATCTAGCTTCTTGTTTTTGGTTTTCAACATAATCTTTCAACTCAGAAATTTCTTTTTGTTGCTTGAGAACAATTGCAGTTAGAGCAACAAGGCTATTCTTAAATCCGCTATCAAAAGCAAGAGGATTTATAAAGCCTAAGTAGTGTTTTTGGAAATCTTCGAGATGTTCTAGAGCTTCTTCTTCAAATATCATATTCTTTCACTAGTTTGATTTCATCAGGTGTATTAGATTGTTTTTCCCACTCAAGAAGAAAGTTAATTTTAGATTTAGCTTCTTCGAGAGTATCGTATTTGGTTACATGTTGAGGGAGACTCTCTATTTTCATTTTTTGTTTTCTCCAGATAAAAGATTGAAGTTCTCTGCCTGTCTTTTCCCTGAGATACCAAAAGAAACAGAATCGTTCTTTGATGAAATAGTAGTCTTCACTGACATTGTGAAAAATCTTGAATCGTGGCGGGAGTTTAAATTTCATGAGTTCTATCCCAATCAATAATCACAGAAAAAGTGGGTAATGTGAACCAAACACTGTTAGTACCAGTATCTGTGCGAAAATGCCAAGACCAATACTTAAAAGACTTGAATACAAAAGTAAACATCACCCTAAGTAATAAGAGGACAATAATATCAGCACCAGAATTAAAATCTGCAAGCAATTTAAACTTCATCGTTGTACCCACTTAATTTAATCAAAATAACCTCCTGCTGGGTCAAAGTCTTCTTCTGGTTCTCCAAGTACATCAATCAACCAATCACGTTGAATCTGCACTCGTCTAAAGTAGTCTACCTCATCTTTATATTCCTCAAGTTGTTGTTGTGCTTGTTTCAAGGCTTCTCGACGAGATGCACGTTTCATTGCGCGATACTTAGGTGTAAAGTTGTATTTGGTATCTACCCTCTGATTATCGCCCCAGTTAGTCCCTCCATACTTACGACTAACTTTACGTCGCAATTTGAGCAAGTAAGCCACAAATCGGTGTGTATTTGGGTTACCGAGAAACTTAATACGTTTATGGAGGCATCTTAGGAACTTGAGGTCAATATGCTTCTTTGTTCGTGACATTTATCTTCTCCTTAAGCATTAGAAAATATTATTGTAGTAGGTGACACGCATTTCGTCAATCCATCTATTATTTAATTTTGCTTTTTCAGCTTCTGCTTTTTCTAGTTGGTAACGTTTTTCACGTTCTAATTCGCTTTGTTTTTCTTTTTCCGCCTCTTCTTCGAGATATTTCTCAATGATTTCGGGAATAAATAGTTCATCGAAATGTGTGAGTTGTTTGTGCCAATATTGGTATTTGCGTTTACAGGAGTTAATTTCCCATTCCTCGCTTTCAGAGTTCAGATTTTCAAAAATAAAATCCAAATCTTTCAGAGCTTTTTTAATTTGGTTGACTAGAAGAGGAGTATTTTCAGAAACAAGAGAGCTATATTTCTGTAGTAGATGTTGAGTGTCAATATAAAGCTTGTTTAACTCATCATCAATGATGACTAATTTAACTTCTTCTGGCTCAGTTGGCAAACTTTCTAACATATTCTACTCATATAAATACATCTCATGTTCAGGCATCATATCTGCAAACTGTGCAATCAAAGGGCGTACATCAACCCAATTAAGACCTCCAAGACCACAACCAAGTTTTGGTATATGTAGATTGCGAGCTTGTTTACGCCAATACTGGAAGTCTAAGTTAGCACTTACAGATAATTCCAGTAACCCAGATTTAATCCAGTGTAATTGGGAAGAGTCTTTCCAGTGTTTTTTAGTCGGAAAAAGAACAATATTTAAACAAGAACCATCGAAAGAGATGAACTCAGGGAAACCGACCTGAAGATAATGTTTTTGACAAAGATTTTCATATTGCCAAACTAGGTTTGGGTATTTTTTCTTGAAATCAAGGGCTAAACCTCTACCCATAACTCCAACACAGTTCACAGGTATGAAAATGGAGTTCTCAGGATTAGTGAGGTCAACATCGAGAATGTTAGCGCCTTGTGGTATTGTATTAAGCATCATGTCTCTCCCTTTATAATTTTTCCCATTTATCAGATTTTAGGTTATTAGGCACGTCTGTAGTAGTTATAGTAACCTCTTTTCTGCAATGCCCAAAAGCTTTTTCTATACGTCTGTCCATCTCAGCTATAACTTCAGCAAGATTGTCCTGATTAATAGAAAGACTCTTTTTGACAAGAGCGTCTACAGCTTGGTCAAAAGGAGAAGTTACATCACTCTCAATCATTTCGGCAATCTTAGTAATGCGCTCATCCAGTAAAGATTTTTTTGCTGAAACTTGGTATTCAAAATCATTAGGACGAAAGTCTTCGTAGTGGATTTCGGGATATTGTTTGACCCATTTACCATTGAAGAACAAGATACGATACTGACCACCAGCTTCGCCGTCGCTGACAGAGAGACAGAAGCAGGTGTCAGGAAAATCTGCGAATACTAGAGCAAGGTCTTCTGCGACACTGTACCAAGTGTAAGCTTCTTCTGTAGTTAAGAAGTTTGTACCTAATTCCAAACCTTGAGCCTCATCCCAAAGGGTGAAATCATCCTCGGAAATTTCTTTTTCAATCTTTCTTGCAACTGCAAGTACAATTTCTTGTAGCGGCTTATCTGAGAAGTTTTCGAGAATTGAAATACTGTAGTGTCTAGGGTCTGCCATAGCTATATAAATCCCAAATAGTTTTGACAAACAGAAGTGTAACTTGAAGACCAAGAATAGTCAATACTACTATTAGTAGATATTCAAGCATCAATTTGTAGAGTTGGTCAAAGTTAAACATGGTTACTCTTTAGTAAAAGAAAAGGGACACCGCAGCGTCCCCTATAAATTTATTGCTTTACCCTTTCAATAAGGATAGGGAGAATTAGTTTTTGTAATTCTTTACTACTTCGATTCAAGCTTACCGATAAATACCGTTTCATCTTCATTTCTAGACTTCACTGGAACTGAGATGTTAAGTACTCCTCCCTCGTAGCTTAATACAGGTGCTGAAGTGGCAACTAGGTAGCTAGGAATCTTACTAGAGAATTTTCCTTTACCAGCTCGTTCAGTCCAAGTGACTTCAAGATTGTTGTTTTTAGTTACAGTGATGATAGCAGAACTGGGGTCGAGGTCGAAAATACCAAGAGAAACAATAAATTCCTTCTTGTTTTTTACATTGTCATAAATGTACTCGTTTTTAAAAACGGCTACAGGAGAAAGAAGTTCGGCATGATTACCTTTTATCGTCGCAGCCAAGTCTTTTGCAGTACTTTTACTTTGTTTAGTTACACATTTATAATTATCATTTGGATTTATAGATGCGAAAGGAATTAATTGCAAATACAACCAATCCATATCGTTAGGGCTATTGTCTAGCATAGTTATTTAGTAGGAAATGTTGAAAAATCATCGTGTACAAGGTCGATATTTTCAGTATCACTCACAACTGGTTCTTGTGCAATACTACTTTGGGCAGGTATTGCCGTCTTTCTAGTGGCGGCTTTCCGAACATTTTTGACGATAGGCGCAGGTGTGGATTGTTCCTGTACAGGCTCTGGTGCAACTTCCAAAGCGCGAAATGCTTGCAACGACTGTTGAACTACATTGAGGCGCAATCTCAGGTCACGTTCTCTACTTTTAGCTTCCTCGATTTGATTGAGTTTGTATTGAAGGTCGTACTCTTCATTTTCAAGTACTTCGATGAGTGTTGGTGGCTCTTTTTTAATAACAACAAGTTCAGGTTGTTGCTGTGGGATTCGAGCGTATTTTTTAGTTGGTAATAGGGACATCTTTTTTCTTTCTGGTTTTAGTGCGTCGGTCTAGGTCTGGGTAAGGGTTTTTGATTTTTGCGTCCTCTTGTTCGGAGAGTGCGTCATTAAGCCACTGATATTGAGATGAGTCCATATCTTCATTCTCATTGTAATGGGAGTAATCTAGGAAATTATACCCTCTACCTCCTTTCAAATCAAAACTTACCCAAAACTCGTCTAACGACTCGGCAGAAAAGAACGTCTGGGGTGATAGCAAGATTGCACTGTGATGGTCAAGCCCGAACTCTTGGCGGAACTTTGCCCCCTTCTTAGATTGAATGAACTCTTTTACCCCCTGATAATCGAGCCATCCGAAAGTGAAATATACAGCCACTTTACGACCATAAATTTGTAAGATGGTGTTATAGCAAACAAGCTCTTCCCAAGTTGTCGATTCGTTTAAGTCGAAACGATTATCTTTAAATCTAGAAACTGCTTTAGGAATATTGACGTAACACCAATTGCGTACCTTATCAACATCAAGACGTTTTAGCTTGATTTGAGGGTAGTCTAGTTGACGAATGAGATTGTTGACTCGGAGGCGAATGTCATGTTTTACCATTAAGACTTACCATTTCCTTCAGTGCCACAAGCTAATGAAATTAGCCAACATATAAAAGCAGTACCAAATGTAGCTATTAAAAAAGTTAACATGAAAAATTACATGATGTTTACTGTCTTAAAGTTAACATCATGTAACTATTGATTGTATCTATCTAAAGGAGTAGATTACAATAATTTAGGCTTGGTTAATATAGTCGGCTTGGGAATCTCACCTTCAATAGTGAAGTCGGCAGCAGCAAAGCGAGGTGTGCCAAATGAGTCAAGTTCGCCAGAGTAGTTGTAAACCAACTTCAGTTCGATTTTAGGGTCGGGAAAACGAGCTAACCCGCAAGCATAGTCTCTAATATTAAGATTACCAAAATCAATAATCTCCTTAGCAGCTTCCAGATGCGATTCTTCATTGTATATATGAGCATCGCCAAATACCCAAGTGAGTAAGCCAACTTTTAGATTAGCGTGGAAAGCAAAGTAAGTAAGTAAAGCCCAGTACTGTACGATATTTGCCTGAAAACCAAGTAACATATCTTGACTTCTGGCGTAGTGTTTGATATGTAACTCACCGTTGACAACAAAAAACTGAAGTACTGTACTGTGGCAGCAGGACGGAGTTTGAGGGTTGTTGTTCGTTTTCGTAATGTTAGCCATCTCGCCTGTATTCCAAGATGTCATAACTAAACGCCGAGAATGTTGGTGATTTTTCAGTCCATCGAGAATGTAAGCAATTTGGTCGAACTCTCCGAGAGGACTACCCATTGCATACCCAGTCTGAGTATCCCAAGCATAGGAAGAGTTTCTGAACTGATAACTATAACCGTCAAAATAATGACCATCAGGATTAAGTTGACCAGCCCACCATTTAGCAAGTTTCTCAGGACACTTAGAGTTACCAGACATAAACCATTCCATCTCAGTCAGTGCAAGTTTCCAAGCTGTCTTGCGAACGGTGATGAGAGGCAGAGAGTCGAATGTCACGTTATCGAGAAATGGATTGCAGTAACACGAATGGTTACGTGTTTCGACTACGTTGTTGAGGCGTAAAATGTCTTGTAGTAAAAAAGCGTAAGTGAGGTCGGCGGAAGTGTAGTTAGTTGTCGTCATTGTTAGTCACTTTGCTCCATTTGCAAGCTAGTTCGTCAGAATTTTGTAATTGATATTTAGTAAGTGCTTCTACAATAATGTCAGCCACTTTTTCATTAAAGTCTTCTAGTTCATACCAAGCCATATCCCCGTAAGTTGTGTAGCGGTATTCTATAACAAAGAAGTTTTGTATATCAACACCGTTTCCCCATGTGCGAGGAGATTTACGAAATTCAAGCTGCATCAGCTTCGCTCCAACTTACAACATAATAGCTACCATTTGCAGTATCCATCCATTTGATAGTGTATCCCAAAGCACGTAGACGAGCTTTAGTCTCTTCTGAGATATCCTCTTTTTCTGCGAAATGGAGTTTAGCATAACGCAGACCTTCTTTCTGTTCAGTTATAAAAAATGCAATTAAATATTCAAGGTCATTGTATAGTTCATCATAAACTTCTAAGGCTCTAAGCGCCTTCGCTGACAAGATTTGCATCGTTTCTTCTCTGTTGTAATAGTTTTCGTCTTGCTTCTAAGTGATTCAGCAACCACCGATATTTCCTGCTTTCGTCAACCACATTTCCTTCAGTATCAAGATGATAATGCAGAAAAGGAAGTGTTGATTCGGTGAACTCTTCTTGCCAGTACTCACTCCACTTGATTTTGATATCGAGCGCCTTTTTGATTTTCGCTTGTAGTTCGGATGCGGGTAGCTGCTGTTTTTTAGGCAACGCAATGAGTTGGGTAGCAAGAAGCTCAGTTTCCCAATCGTGAACACGGTTAAGGCGGCTGTCTTCTTTGCAAGTTAGATGATACCAGTAGGCGGCTACACATAGGAATCGTCCTTCGGGCAGATTTAGTTCGCAAAGAGTTCGAGGGGCGAGGAATTTACCGATGAAAGTTGCGCCTTTAGCCCAAATATTAATATGCTCCACACCATCTAATTTAGGATTGACCTGCATTTCCTTTCTGCCTCTCTTTTAGTAATGTGCGCCGAGCTTCCCAGTGATTCATAATCCATCGGTATTTGTCTGTAACATCCTTCACAACTCCTTTGAATACATAGTAGTGAACAAAAGGTAGTTCCGAATTAGTGAACTCTTCTAGCCAGTAAGAACTAGATTTGATTTTTAAGTCCATAGCCTTTTTGATTTTGGCTTGGAACTCTTCTTGTGGTACTTTTACTTGAGTTAGCATTTGACCTAATTTTTTAGCCTCAAACCCTGAAAGAGTAAGGAGTTCTGGCGGCTTTTCTTTGGTTGTTAAGTAGTACCAGTACCCTTCCAGAGATTGAAATGTGCCTTCAGGCAGAACAAGTTCGTGTTTGGCGAAGTTAGTTAAAAATCTGCCAAGAGGTGTTTTACCTTTAGAGTAGATGTTGATGTGAGTTTTACCATCTTTAGTCGGGTCAATACTAGACATAAGTCAGTCGCCAATTACCAACTCGAAGCCGTACTTGGCTGTAGTCAGGGTGATGCTGCCCAAAATCAACGCGAGTACCAAAATCGATAAATGGAAGCCCTTGTTTGCGCCAGTTGTTCATTGCGCGAGGATGCCAATTAGCTTTGGAGATACCGTCTCGTTGATGGAAGCGGTAGTTGAAGAATTTCATGTTGTCACTATAAATAAAAAAGAGGGACAATGGCATCCCTCTTCAGTTGTACATATGGGTATTTAGTTAATTTTATCCCATTTTCTTTCTAAACCCCTGTACGAGATGGAGTTTTTTACTGTTTTTGCCACAGAATTTTTGATATTCAAACGAAACGTGTTTTTGTCATTGTTTTTATCTTTTTTTAAAGGGGCGGTGGTTAAGTTTAAGGTTTCAGCTACCCAAGACAACAACTCAAAAGTCCCTAAACAAGATACCCCGACATAAGAGCTATTCTTGTGTTTGATTATACACCCATCACCATCTATGTAACCTTTTATAAAAGCTAACTTATTTTGATGATTACTGATTTTTGGGGGGAGTAGGGTTAAAGATTTTACTGGAACTATAGAAAAGTTATTAGCTAAATCTTCAAAACAATGTTTTGATATAGTTAGGTATAGTGCATATTGTCCAGTCATTTTGCCAGTTTTGCTGTGTCCTCGCTGGCTATATACCAAATCAAAGTCGTAAGCTTCGATGTCCTTTTTTAACTGGATGATTTGATTTATATCTTTCTCCTGTAAAGATACAGATAATTCTCGACCATTAGACTTTTTTTGTTTTCTAACACAACCATCGGCTGCCAGAAACCCTGCCCAATAACAACTCAGCAAATTCTCTGAGTTAAAAAAAGAATTATTCAAACTCTTTGTTTTGGTAAGACCTAAACTTCGCATAGTGGAGCTTACAGTACTAACACTTACCCCAAGTAAAGATGCTAGTTCTAATAGAGAATGTGTCAGATATTTTTCTTTTAATAACTCTTCTGTATTACTGGGTAGTTTTAACTTGGGACGTGTCTTACGTTTACAATGTTTTTTCAGTTTGCATAGTTTAAGTTGTATAGCTTTCTCAGAACGATTTAACAGGGTGGAGAGTTCAGAAAAATTTTTCTTTTCTCTGTTGTTTTCTAAAATAGCTAATTCTTGCGAACTCCAGATGTGCCTAGGCATTTATAGTTATTGAATTATTTAACTATAGTTTACCATACTTATTTACTATCCCAAGTCTTTTCTTTAAGTTGTTTTGAAGCTGCATAAGCTCTACTTTCTGCAAAAGTCCACTTGGACATTGTATTAAGCAAATCTAAAACATACTGATACTGAGTCAGTGTTTCTTCGTCCAAAGTGCTTGTATGAACCCAAGATACAAAAACAGTCTCTGCAAGTCTTGTTTGAGTAGTTAACGTACCCCAATCAGCATGAATAGGGTCTAGTCCATACTTAACAAATTCAGTCGCTTCTAGGGTCGTATTTACAGCACTAGTTCTGGACTCCATGCGAGAGATGAGATTCTTTAGATTTACTTCATAAGTGGCATACTTAGTATCGAAAATCATTGAGCCTATATTGAACATAGCATCTTGCAATTTATCGAGCGTCTTCCATGTCTTGCTAGTCTCGGTGAGAGTAGATTTTACTTTACCGATAGCTGCATTAACAAGGTCGATATGTGCATAAGTTGTGCAAGAGATGTGGTCTTTTCGGACAAATACAGGCTTACCATTGTTTTGATGAGCCTGTGTGTATCCTAAAGACCCCCTACCAAAAGTTTTAGCGGTGAGTCTTATAGTCATGATGTCTTTCTCAGTTGTTGTGTGTATTGTATCAACGAACGGGGCAAGCTGTTAATCCTCCGCAAGACGCATCTAGTTCATATTCTTCGTACTCAGTTTCATACTTAGAAATGAGAGAGACTAATTGCGATTCGGATATTTCAAGTGGTCGGTAATCTGCTTCGGTTGAAGACTCGTAAGGCATATTTGGGTAAGGGGAATCAAGTTCGGCTGGGTCAAATCTAGGTAAGAAAGCAATGCCAATACAATATTCCCAATTTTGCCAAACCCAGTCAACAACCCCATCCCATTCATTTTCTGCAACTGTGATGGTAACGGAAACAGTATGTTCAGCCCAATTTTTCATGAAGAACTTATAACGCTCAAGTTGCTCAATTGCAGATTCATCGATTGACCTGATTTGTGCCTTCGTCTTAACAGAAAAAGAGAATACCCAAGTATTACACTCGTCTGCATGAATATCGTTTCCTTGACCATTCTCAGGTACAGGTACAAGACCTAAATCTAAAAGAGCGTTAGCAATAGGGTCGCGCTTACTAATACGGATTCTACGAGTATAGTAAGGGGCATACGGTGCATGGACACCAGAGGAGACTGTTGGTAGTTGTGATAATGTCCCTTCAGGCTTGAGTGTCGTCACTAGATAGCTGCGGGGGATTCCAAGAGCGTCGTGGTAGAGGTCTGCTTCGGTTCTAGCGGCTTTGTGGAGTTCTGTGATGTAATACTCCCAATTCAGCTTTTCAGTGTCGTTAAGGGCGTTATATGCCTCTACAATACCTGTAAGACTCACACCAAGAAGTCGGTCACGCTTTTGAATGTAATCCCAATCTTTGTCCCACATATCTACAAGAGTGATACGGGAACCAACTCTTGTAAGTAACTTGATAGCCTTAATTGCAGCATCGAATAGAAAATTTCCAAACTCGTCTACAAAACTAAGCAAGTTTTGTGTCGTTAGATTACAAACACCTAAATTGTCTAGCAGAATCTCATGGCAAGGGTTACTGCCAAAATAGTTTTCGCGTCTTAGAGATGCGTTACCAGCAATAGAAAGTGCAGGTTCGCCATTATTCTTGATAGTCTCGAAAAGTTCTTTAAGTCTATCGTAACTAGGCTTTTCCCAAAGATGTACCGAGTTGTTTGATAGAACTCTAGTCGTGCTGTACTTGGCTTTTTCTGGATTCGACCACAAATCTTTCTTGGCATCGCGGAAATTAGCATCATCAACATCACCAAATGCAATCTGAGAACTTCGACGCACTCCACCAACTACAATCGCCTTAGCAATCGAGTTCATGATGTCCATTGCAGTCACAGAATCAATTACACCATTATCAGTAGAGATAATGCGGTCATGGATTTCTTCAAACATAGTCTGAAGAGGAATGTAGCCAGAAGCACGACCTCCGAATGTTTTTAGGCGCTCACCCTCTGGTCTTACACTATCAAAATTCAAAGTGATTGTCTTGGTATCTTGACTGGAGTGTAACCAAAGAAATTCCTGCAAAGCAGTGACCCAACCCTCTTTAGAATCGCCAACTGTGATTTCATAGTTAGAATTAGAGTCGCCAACAACTTCTGTGTCTACTTTGCGAAAAACATTAGGCTTGCCAGCATAAGGCTCGAATTGTAACAAAACTTCTCTATTAAATCGAGGAAGTTTGGATACGTGCTTAGATTCTACACTGTAGCCAACACCACAACCAAGTAGAAGAAGATACATTGCGTCTGTGAAACTCTTCAAACTATCTACGTTACAGTAGCTACAGTTGAAGTTGCTAGAAGGATATAATCTTGAAGCTTCCGAACCACCTACAAAAAGAGTTCTGCCAGACGTAAATCCACGCAAATTGAATAGAGTATCAAATAGAGCTTCAGCTTCTTCTTTCTGCTTTTCTTGAGTAAAGTAAGATGGTTTGCGAGGTTTGTCTGGCAGAAGAGAGAGTGAGTATTCAACAACACGAAGACAAGTTTCCCACCACTTTTCTCGGCGCTTTAGTTGATGGATGAATCGAGAGTAAGTCCGTAGATATACAATCAAGCCAAGTTGCCCAAAAGGAGGCTGTTTATCGATGTATTTTGAAAGAAAATTTCGGGTGAGGAGCTTTGGTTTTACAATTGAAATGTATTGCTGGTCTGTGTCAGAGCCAAATTCAAGTACTTGCATTATATCTTTTTTGTCGTTTTGGTTTATTTATTTTAGCATCGAAACTTCTTTAAATCAATCAAGGTGTGAGGATTTCAAATGCTTTTTTAAAATTTCAATCTGCGACCTAATAAGTTGAAGCACGTTGGGCAATTGATATACATCATCGAGCCAATG